TCGTGTTGTCAGCTTCGTCAATAATGATGACTTTGTGTGCCGCGTCAGCAGAAAGAGAGACGGTCGAAGCAAAGTTCTTCGCTGTGTTCCGTACAGTGTCCAGAAATCGTCCTTCATCGGATCCGTTGATGATGATGTAATCGGCCCCTAGTTCCTCGCACAATGCACGAGCAATAGTTGTTTTACCACAACCAGCGGGACCAGATAGAAGGAGGTTGGGAATTTCACCAGAGTTTAGAAAATCCTGAAAGGTCTTAAGAGTAGAATCAGGCAGGATACAATCTTCAATAGTTTTGGGTCGATACTTTTCGACCCAAAGAAAATCATTACGAGACATTAATTATCAGACGTAGGTGGAATCAGGCTCAAGAGCGATGTAATACTTGAGGTCAGTGTTCTTGTTTGTGAACTCGGAAAGAAGTTTAGAAGAAATCACAACATCATATGTTCCAGGAATAATCTTGATGTTCTCAACTTTGAAGTTGAAAGAAAAATCTTTATCCGTTTCACCAACCTCTTCACTGAACTCGTGAGAAGTATCATTCTTCTTATCACGAACCACTAGTTCGATTTTACCGTTACGACCGACTGCAGACAGATCGGGAACTTGATAAATCGCCGCGGCCTTTAGAAGTTTGTCGAGTTGTTGAGTTGCAACAGTAAAACAAACATCTTTAGAAGGAAGAGAGATCTCTTTCTCTGGAGGAGAAACGATCACACTAGGATCCGCAAAGAAGTATTTTGCACGACGACGACCATCACGGATGGTCAGATAAGAATCACCAAACTCCAGATCGGGAGAGTCATAAAGAGACAGACCAGACAGGAACTGATTGAGATCATAGATCGCAAAGTCAGATTCAAAGTCCTCCTCAATCTCAGCCTCTGCGAGGATGTTTTTCATCACAGAGATAGTCTTCAGTTTGTTACCTTGTTTGATCAGGATAGACTGATTGATCTGAGAGAAGTTCTTGAGAATATTGGTGGTGTTATTAGAAAGTTTCATATGCGTCCTTGCGGTCATTATGCAGTCCAGAAAAGTGGTAGAGAAGAATACAATAGTGGATGGCTTTCAGAATGTCAAGTTTTGACTTTCCATTTTTCTTACCAAACCGAGAGAGATATTTGATTGCATTAGATCGACAGAAAGCTTCTGCATCACCAATACTTTCAATCAGATCAAGAGTTTGAGTCTTAGACTCTTGAGAGGTGTAATGAGCCTTGTAAGTTCCTGACAGATAGTCACGAACTTCTTTCATAGTCAGATCTTCTTCATACTTCCAAAATCCATTTTTGGTAGTAGCGTCAAGATTGAGATTAATCTCGTTTCCAAGAACGAGAGAATCTGGACTGTCAACAGATGATTCGGGGGTGTATTCAAAACCCCCGTTTGCACTTACCCAATCCATATCATTCATATAGAGTTCATCGTAAAGTAGAGACCACGCATTCATTGTACATCCTGTTGGGGGTTCATGTCAACATCAGCATCAACTTTGTCGTACAGATCCATGAAAGCCTGTTTGGTTTCATCATCGAAACGATTCAGACAAACTTGAATTGACTTACTCTTATCACCAAAGATATTGAAGGCCTGAACGATGTGAACCAGACGACGAGTAGAGATCACTTCATCAACACCACCATCGTAGAAGGTCTTGCGAATGATGTCAGCCCAGTCAACAAGGTGAGTGACGAAACTGTCATCCTCACAAATCTTGGAAAGAATTTTGGCCTCAATGGAAGCAGTAGGATAAGACTGTTCAAAGGTGATTGGGAATCGTTCCAGGAAAGCTTCATTGAGAACATTAGTTCCGATGAAACGACCATCGTCAGAACCCTTACCCTTGGTGTTTGCAGTTGCAATTACAGTGAACCCAGGTGCTGGTTTTACATACTTACCAATCTTCTTCAGGAAGACACCTTTACCTTCCAGAACAGATTGCAGACACAGGATCTTGTTAGACGCAAGATCGATCTCGTCTAGAAGAAGTACAGCTCCGCGTTCCAGAGCTTCGATGACTGGACCATTATGCCAAACAGTGTTACCGTCAACCAAACGGAACCCACCAATAAGATCATCCTCGTCGGTTTCAATGGTGATATTGACGCGAATCAACTCCCTATTTAGTTGAGCGCAGGACTGTTCCACACCCATGGTCTTACCATTTCCTGACAGACCAGTGATGAAGACAGGGAAGAACGACCGTGATCCGATGATGTTCTTCAGATCCTTGAAGTTACCAAACGGAACAAAGTTGGAATCCTTCTGAGGGATCAGAGATTGTTGAACGTATTCCAGTGTATCGACAGACTTTTCCAGTTGTTGACGAACCTCTTGAATCGTGAGATCCCAGGTCCCACGTTTGACTTTGAACTGTTCCAGTTTCTTGGTGACAGTGGGATAAGAAACCCCGTTCATGGCACAGTAGGCACGAACATCAGCAGCGGTGATCTGTTCACCGTATGCATCGCGAAGTGAATCAATGATGGCCGTGGTCATTTGGGTTGTCTCCCTTTGTGTATGTATATAATATACATGAAAAAACCCCCCTGGCGACAGGAGGGTGGACAGTATCAGAACTGGTCGATTCTGAGAAGTCGTTTGTGTTTGTAGGCCTGTTCATGACCATTCCCATCAAACAGAATGGGGCAGACTCCAAGGAAGTGGTGGAGTTTCCGTGAAGGCAGACTACTCAAATCAAGACCAGGAACTTGAGTGGTGTACTGCATGTACTGACGAACTTCCGTCAAACGAGCTTCAACAGAAGCAAGAAACTCTTTTGTCTGAGTGAGAATAATCTCACGAGCACACTCACGCTTGGTATAGAGTGCGAAGTAAGTATGGTCACCTCGGGAACCGTTCTCAATAATGTCCCGTACCAAACGAGCTTCGTTGGCACCACTCAATGCGTCATAGAAAACAAACTTGGGGTCACCATTCAGTTGAATGGTAGGATGAATGGTGTTCCCAGTCATGTCCTTCATGTCTGGGCAGTTCTCCAACCACTTTTCCCAGTCGGAACGGTCCAGTTTACGGACAATAGGGTTACCACCCTTTTCAGTTCGTTCCCAGATCCAGTTCTCGATCTTGGAAATGGAGCCACCTGCATTGTTAGGGAAGATCTTTTCGATCTCACAGTCCTTGTAAAGCCATTCCTTGATGGCAGTTCTGTCTCGGGGAAGTTCACCGATACGAATGAGTTCTGTACCAGCGACTACAAAGTCAAGTTGTTTGACACGACGACGAGGGGGGTGGTAGTTCAGCTTCAAGCCGTTGGTGTAGTCACCACGAGTGCTGTCGTCAAAAGGTTCCATCATGACAGCAGGCATGAATGGAAGGTGTTCTCGCATACCCGCAATACCTCTGGTGCGGCCGTCAGCAAAAGTGAACTCGTTGTCTACGACAGGAGGGAAATCAGTGGGAATCCAACCTTCCTGTCGGAAAGAATACTGCATCTCTTCGATGGGGTCTCCATCGTTCTGTTCCTCACGAACTGCCTTGTTCGTGAACTCTAGGTCATCTTCATCCTTCTGACGAAGATCAACCCATACGAAATCAATGAACTTGCCATTGAATCGTTTCTCGCACTCTTCAGGCGAGAACATCTGGCGATAGTCTTCAAGACTAACCAGTTTACCAAAGACATCTTTGGTGTCTTGTGTAGACATAAGTCTACCTCCTGGCCCATGGCCGATAATTTTTAGAGTGATCTTTAGCCCGCGGCGTCGATCACTTTGAAATAATACAAGTTTATTTTAAAAAAGGCAAGGCCCCTTTGTTATCTTAGCATCTGGTTGCAATCTAGTAATTAAATTCATGGTTCTCTTGTGAGGTCTACCTTTCCAACCATACCAAGGTTTGACCTTACCTTTATTATGTGGAGGTTCTTTGCCAACAGAATAGTACTGATCGGAAGTCATATCCACAATAAAACCGTTCTCACGATCTCGCAACCACCAGTGAGTACCACCAAAACAATCAGGACCCATCATAGGATCGAGAGTATCTGTATCTAAAAGATAATACATTGCCTGAGACGTATGATAACAGTGACCATACATCGGATTTGTCTCATTTTTGGCTCTATACTTTTTTGTGAGTAAATCTGGAGTTAGAACTTGTTTGAGTTTCTGTGAAAGACCAAGTATTGTTGAAATATTATACGGTACTCTTTCATACCATAGAATATCTGTCTTGATGATCTTCCACTCATCATCCACTTTTTGATAAGAATGACGTTCTAACTTATCCACTCTGGTTTGCGATCTGGTTTACGAAGATAATTTTTTGACACCCAAGGTTTTGAATTGATGTACCTTCGGTATGCAGTAAATGTATCTATACTATCATCATACTTGAATTCATCAGGCATGGCACGAGCAAAGTTATCGGCCATACCGTAACAAGTAATAGGCTTACCAGACTTGCGATGAAATATTTTTTTAGCTTCAAACAAGGCAGGCAAACAAGAGTGCAGTTTACCATATCGTTGACGATACTCTTCGCACAAAGATAAACCATGTGCAATCAACCAAGCGGTATTGTAGTGATTTTGTGCAGCCCATTTGGTAGATGGGTGATTGCGAAATGCACCTTTTGCAGTTGCATAATATCCACCATCTTTCTTAGGTAGTGGACCCCAATCATAATACCACTTGGAGAAAATAATCGAGAGCATTTGACAACACTCAAGAGGCATCTTGACGATGTGTTTGTCAGGGAGAACCCTTGCAGACCAATGAGGGCTCTGTTCGGTGGCGAAGATGTTCATTGTAGTGGTCTCTCAAATTCTTGGGATATCATGTCGGTTGCACCAAACATTTCATACATGTACTGTACACCCGCTTCAGGAACAGCATGGTCGCCGCATGTGAAAACATCACAAACTGCCATACCCTTCTCTGGCCAAGTATGGATACTAATGTGGGACTCGGCAAGCATAGCAATAGAAGTAACACCCTGAGGATCAAACTTATGCACTGCTAAATTGAGCAAAGTAGATTTACACTCCTTTGTTGCTCGATACATTGTCATACGAATAAATTCTTTGTCGTCAAGCAAATCAAAAGGACAACCCTTCAATGTAAAAAGAATGTGTTTCACGCGACCAGCTCCACGAATTGAGAAAGGACTTTCTTGTTCAGTTTCTTGTTTGCAAGAGACTTCTTGAATGCACTGCGGATTGCAGTTTTCTTAGCACCCTCTTCCACATCGAATTCTACATCATTGTTGAGGGAGTTGGCATTGATCGCAAAATACTTTACATATCCACAACCTTCGATGGCCACACTCTTGTTCTTGCGATACTCAGATGTCAATTGTTCGTTTCCATACTGATCATTCATTCCAAGGAACCGATTGAACTCACCATTACCAACCAAACGAAATCCGATCAGATTAGTTTCGGGATAGATGTCACTCAGATGATTCAACAAAGCTTTGGTCATCCCAGTAAACCGACCTTCCAATTTGTATGTGTGACCGTTCTTTTTTGAATTCTGGAATGATGGTATGAAGAGAGATAATAGCCTCATTCAAAGGTGTACCAGACAGACCCAACTTTTCAGGCCAGATACCCAAAGAAAGAGTGAAGAGACCTTTACACTGTCGTTCAAAATTTTGAGCATTAACTTTGTGAGTCAGAATATTCAAAAGATTGAACCACTTGTTCACAGCCAATTTGTTTTGACCAGGTTCCATGTGAGGAGTTTCATTCCAACGACTACGATCACTGTACATAGTCCCAGTGTCATCATTCTTGAACCACTCATTAGTGAATGCATAAACTTCAAACGGGATCTTTACCTTACGACAGAAAAATACCAGACTGAGAAGTTGTTTGACTGTATCATGAAGAACGTGGCCCATAGAACCAGACCAGTCAAGAATGAAAATCAAACCATGATTCTTACCATCAGGAAGAACCGTCACTTTCTTGAAGAGATCATCATTGAACTTGAAAGTATGGAGTTTGGTAGTATCAAGAACACCAGTGCGAGACGTGGTAGCACGAGCATATGAATCTGCAGACTTCTTGCATTCAAACTCTTTGACAAGATAGTTCACTTCTTTTTGAACATCTTTCTTGAACTCAGCATACTTCTGTTCCCAAATAGGAAGAGCACTTTCATAACGGGTCTCCCAAAAATCATATGCACAATCCCAAACTTCTTCATTCGGAACAACCAGACTCTTCAGGTTGACTTTGGGAACTTCATAATACTGATAGTCCATACCAAACCGCGATGCGGCTTCTTTCAGTTTTTCCTGCAAAGACTCATCAGTAAGAACATCATCGATGTTGATCTCTTCAGAGACATCCTCACCACCATGACTACCAGATGAACCCATGGAAGGTTCTTCAGATTCACCCTCATCAGATGTTTCGGCATCGGTGCTTTGATTTTCAGGGCCAGAACCACCACCCTGGTTTCCCATCTGAGGAACTTCGATATCTTTTTTATCTTCTTCTTTTTTCTTCTGTTCCTTCATGAAGGCATATACAGCTTCTGCAGCTTCAATAGCTTCATCAAACGTCTCAGATGCACCAGTCATCTCAACGAAACATTTCTCTTCATCAGAGAACTGAATGTCAGGATTACCTTTGAAGTACAGATTGATACGATCAATCAAAGTCATGGTGGAGACATCAGTGTCTTCAATCCCAAAGAAGTCCCTCTCCATCAACTCATAGTATCCCCTGAAGAAAGATTTGTTGAGACCAGGAAACTTACGTTTCATCAACTTCTCAATGCGAGCATCTTCAGTCACGTTGAGGTAAGACTGAGGAGCCTTGATCTTAGTGAAGTCTTCATTAGGAGTGAACAGTGCATGTCCAACCTCATGACCCACCAGAAGATCATAGATGTTATTGGAAAAGTTTTCCCAGATAGGCAGCGTCAACACACGGGTCTCAACGTTGAATTGAGCAGTTTCACACTTCTTATGTTCTACGATCAGATTCTCGGTGGCCAGGAGACGTGCAAGAGTACCTTTGATGTTTTGGATTGCCATTGGATGTCTCTGTGTATGCACATAGTATAAGACCCCTGGCAGGTCGCCAGAGGTCGAGTGTGACAGTTATTTGACTGGTTTATTGGCCTGTGCATTTTTACGCATCGTCTGATGTAGACGTTCTACGGCCTTTCTCATTTCCTCAGTCTCTTCATATTCCCAAGTGTCACCAGATTTATTAGTGAATTGTTTCTTACTCATTTTGTAATGCCTCTACTGTGTACTGATAACCAGATTCTAAAGTTTGATCATGAAGGTTTGCAATATCTTGAAGACCCTCTACCGAATACCACGGTGCTGTTTCCCAGTCGAATCCTTCTCCAAAGGTATTGTCGGCGTTAACAATATACCAGTGGCAAGATGCATCAGGAACATCAACAGCACAATTACTCCAATCATCTGACCATTGAGGGACTTGAACCCATAGAGTTACTGCTAGAAGAAAATTAAGAATTGGCGGCATTTTTTAGTGTGGTGATGAGATGCATATTACCATGAAAGTATCCAGCAACGATCACACTAAGTGTCGCTGCTATCACTCCCAGAAACATCAGACTCGGAATTATCGGGTCCTTCGGTAATGTCTCGTTCGATGATGAATCTTTCGGTTCGTCTACCTTTGTAGTCAAGGGTTTCGGATCGATGCCATTTTCCATCTAACAATTCTGCAATATGATTTAAAAGGTTTTTAGCAATATTCAATTTAGTTGATTCTTCCCAGTTAGAACCTTCCATTAATTTAGTCACGCCTTCTAGATGGTTTTCTACAGCAATTTTTCTAAAGTTGTCGTCAATCACGTTTCTCCTTGCCTCAACTGGATCAAATCCTCTACCTTTAACAACTGCACTCCAAGGTGCATATAGTGGGCCAGGATAGTTCTTCATGATACCATCCGACTGAACCCTTTTACTTTCTCAAACTGGATAACGTTATCAAACTTATCCTGAAGACCATCCTTGTGAGAGATAATAAAAGTATTGGCACCCTTGATTACATAACGAATAATTTTCAAAAACTCGTAAGTGCCGAAACCATCAAGTGATGAGTCAAATACTTCATCCATGATCAAGAGATTCGTATTTGTAGAATTCTTGAAAGCGGCGACCTCACGCCAAGTAAACAATAGTGCGAGGTCAATCCGCATTTTTTCTCCTTCTGAAAAGCTTGCGTAAGAGAAGTCTTCGTGAATTGGTGATTGTACCTTCTCATTAAACTCTTCGTCGAGGGTGAAGTTAATATAGAAGTCCATCATTTGAAGATATTTGTTTACCTGCTTGTTAATCAGAGGCAGATATTTTTTGATGATCTTCGACTTAACTCCACCGTCTTTCAATAGACTATAAACAAACTCTTTGTATTGGCTGTCCTCCTTACGTTCTACAAGTTGATCATAAACCGTATTCAGTTGTTCTTGGAGGGCATTTAACTTCTCATGCTCAGTATTTCTGTTTTGTAACTGATCGGTAATTCTTTGAATTTCATCTCCCAGATCTCCGATCTGTTGTTGAATCCCAGAAATCCTAGTATTGTTTTGAGAAATGTCATGTGAGAGTTGACTTACCTCTTTCGATAGAGCAATCCACTGATTCTCTCGTTCTTCTTCTTCCTTAATGGCCTTTTCAAGATCTTTAAGACCTTGAGTAAGTTCCACTTCTTTAGATTGAGCATCAGCAATTTTATTTAAGCGAAACTCATCTTCAATAGATTGAGTGCAAGTAGGGCAAACCGTATTACTTTCAAAGAATTCTAGTTCTTTGGTCAGGGTTGATACCTTCTGTGTAATTTTTCCACGAAGACCACCGAGTTTTTTGATCTTAGCCTTATCAAAACTAAGTTCTTCCATCTTGGATCTCTGACCATTCTCAACCCTGGTCAGAGTTTTTGTATGATCTGAAATTTGAGTAATATTGACTTTGAATTCATCAATCTTAGTAGTCTTGTTTATGACTTCTTGATTGGCTTCACTTTCCAGATGATTGATAAAACCTTTCTGCATATCAACCTTATCAGAAAGATTATCTTTCTTCAAAGAAAGAAGTTTTACATCTTCACGATTCTGACGAATCTTATCCTTGATAATACTGTTCATAGAAGAGAAGATCCGAATGTCTAGAAGATCTTCAATAACATCTCTACGATTCTGTGCAGAGAGTTGCATGAACGGAGTAAATCCAGCGGAACCCAGAATTACAATCTGAGTAAAAGATTTATAGTTTAGTTTGAGAATATTGTTCTCAAGATATTTTTGTTGATCAGCAGCCGCAGCATCCTGATTCATCATCTTATCATCAACCCAAATCTCAAAGACAGATGGTTTGATTCCACGAATGACTTTGTATTGACGTGTACCTACATCAAACTCAATCTCTACCTTACAGTCTTTTTCGTTGGTTGTATTGACAAGTTGTGGTTTATTGATCTTACGAAACGGTTTGTTAAACAGAACAAAGGTAAGTGCATCAAGCACCGTAGATTTACCAGATCCGTTTGCACCAATGATTAGGGTAGTATCGTTCTTTTCAAATTCTATTTGAGTCCACTGATTACCTGTAGAGAGAAAGTTTTTCCAACGAACATTCTTAAATCTTATCATAATCAGGAGGAAGCACCAAGTCGGAGGACTTAATTATAGCATATGGGTAATCATACATCTCACACGCTCTTATGGCAACATCTTCTTCAACCTCTGTCGGAATCAACTTTGGCATGTACTTATCGGCCATGTCATTCAACATGGCATATCTCACCGCATCATCTTCGTCTTCAAAAATGAACAGAGTCTTTTCACCGTCTTCATTTTCGACAGCGTAGGCCCCGTCATTTTCTTTACCTTCTACGGTGAGAATCCACATTAGTCAACTTCGCAAGCTTCGATGTAAACGTTTTTCAGAAGTTCTTTGATCAAACTCTTGTCGAGATCAACTTCTGCCTCGTCAATGTATCTATTTAAGATACTTATAGTGTCTTCAGATTCATTACTCTCGATATCTTCAGAATCATAGATTCCTGCAAAGTCAAAGTTCTCTACGATTTTGAGTTCGTAAACATTAGCCTTGTAAAGTTTGTCAATAAATTTTTCAAATGCAAGGGTATCAGACTTTTTACGAACAATGACTTTGACAATCTTGTTCTTTAGGTGATCTGTCTTAAAAAGTTGATGTGGAGTGTCCTCATAGTAGATGTTGTAGAACATCTTGAATGGATTGTTGACTGGTTCGGCCTCTAGGGTTTCAGTGTCGAAGATATGAAAACCCCTATCGTCGTCAACGTCACTCCAGTACAACTCATAAGGATTACCAAGGTAACTTACATTTCCTTGAGTAGATCTTGTATGGTAATGACCCGAAAATACCCGCTTGAACTTCTGATAGCGTGTGCTTTCATCACCATGCTCCATGACGACATATCGATTAGCCGCAAATCCTCTGAGTTCAAGGTGCCCCATCGCGCACTTGCAACTTGTCTTTTCAATAGTTGCATAAGTTTCATCTGCATTCTCCTGGTTGATCCATGGAATCAGTAACGTTTTGAGTTTACCGAGTTTGATTTCTTTGACAGAATCATAACAGATCACATTGTCATATTCATTGAGAAGAAGACCAATTGCATTGATCTCATTCGTGTTCTTATAATATGCAGTATGGTTTCCAATGACAGTATGAACTGTCACACCCATGTCACGAAGACGGTTGTAATAATTTTCTTTAGCCCAATCTAGAGCCCAGAAATCAATACCTCTCCGATTGTCAAAGGTATCACCCATATCAACTACGGTTTTGATACCTTCTTTCTCTAAGGTTGGAAAGAATACTTCATTGTAGAACTGAAGAAAATATTCATGAAACAACTTAGAGCCCTTACGGGCTCCAAAGTGTTGATCTGTAATGATTGCAACTTTCAAAGTTTTCCTCCAACAAAAGCATCACCAACAACTCTAGTATATTCTTCCAGAGTTCCTTCCTGTTCACACTTCAAATGCCACCGACTCATATCAGTGACAGCCTCTTTGGTCAAACCAAACAAAAAGTCATTACCAGTGTCTTTGCGAATACTCTTCCACATAAATCTAGTCTGCACAACCGCGAATGCATCATCGATCCACTCGTACTCTGCAATTTCTGGATGTTCACTCATTGATTGTATCGATAATTAATGTTGTCTTTGATAGTGTTGTAATCACTCTCAGTACCGGCCATCATACCATCATCTGAGAAAACTTCACTATATCCACTTCTTTCAATAATCTTTGTCTTGATCTCTAACTGTTTCTTCTCCTTCTGAATGCGTCTCAGAAATGCATAATGAATAATTTGAGTGAAGTATGCAAAAGGATTACTAGACTTTTCTGGATCAAAGTTATTGATGTACTGAACACAGTTTTCAATACCATCACAAATCATATCATCCTTGAACATATAGTTCACAAAGTTTGGCTTGTATGACAAGTGGGTGGCGATCTTAAGAAAACACTCACCAAGATAATTTGTAATCTGAGGTTTATTGGGACTCTTCCAACTTTTCAATTCATCATGGGTAATACCAGGATGTTCTTTCTCAGCAGCTTCTCGTACCTTACGTTTGTACTCAACAATCGCAGCAAGAAACTCTTTATTATTTACATAGTGTTCTGATCTGCGTCTTTTGGCCATTACGGTGTACATGTTTCATTTGTAGTCATAATCATATTACTATTATAACATAATCTAGAGGCTTGACAAGGTTCTGAATTCTATGTACAATAACTCTGCCAGTGTTCAAGAGAACTTTACTAGCTTTCTTTATAAAGCTTTTCTAATGTTTCTCTAGTAGTTTCAACTGAAGAAACATAACCCATAGAAGTAGAAACTCCTACTTTTGATTTTACAATTTCTTCAGGCTCATTATTTATAGCTCTAGTCCATTTTCTGTAAGTTCTAATCAAGTGTGGATCATGACATCTCTGATAACACATGACATGTTTCAGTTCTAGACAATAAATGGAGTCATCTGCAAGTTTCATCCATGCATCCACTTTGAAGATAGAAGCTCCACTTCTTCTAGATGGAATTTCTTTCATCACACATGGATCTATCAACAAAAGAGATTTTGTTTGTTGATCATAAAATTCTTCTACTTGTGCGAAAAGTTCTTCACCTGAAACTAATTTAATAATTGCAAACGTTTCTTTCATTCTTGTTTCCTCATTTTTACTGGGATAATTTCATAATTAAAATTCTCTTCATTGTAAATTTTTACCCTTTCAATGAGATGATTTAAAGTGTAGTTTTTACGAGAATTATATGTTGTGTCATCTGCAATATCGTAGAGAACGGCCCTTGTTTTATTGTTCCCTTTTCTTAAAACTCTACCAATAGACTGCAGATTTCTAATCCTAGATTTGCTAGGAGATGCAAATACTACGTTATGAAGGTTCTTGATATTAATACCTGTTGAGAAAGTTCCGTATGATGCAACGATAATAGCGTTGTTCTCTCTTTCTGTGATTTCGCGGATTTCTTCTCGTTCTTCAGCATCAACACCACCGTGAACAAAAAATACCTTTCGTTCACTCACGGAAGTATTTATCATGTCATACAATATTGCACCATGACTCTCCACACGACTA